TCGCCAACGATTTGCTGCGCCGGATGCAAGGTAAGCTGGACCAAAAGCTGGCAATCGAGTTGGCCGCTGAGATGCTGGACCCTGCTGCCGCAGCCATTGCGCTTGAAAAAGCACTGGCACGTCAGGCCAAGGGTCAAAAGCTGGCAGACCCCTTCCAGAAAACTGGCAAAGCTGCATCAAAAGCCTTGCGCACCCCTGCTGCCGTGAACATGCTCGCTCCGGCTGCTGAAATTCAAAACTCGCTTGTAATGGAGTAACAAGAGATGGCTTTCGAGAGTGCTGAGATTGACCCAGTGAAATACGGAGTTTTGTGGGAGCGCGTTCAGAATTACGAGCGCCGCTTCGACGAGATGTCCAACAAAATGGACAAGATGGAAGCCAATGTCGAGAAACTGGTAGCCCTTGCCAACCAAGGGCGCGGTGGTTTCTGGGCCGGAATGGCCTTTGTTTCATTTGTTTCCAGCGCCATAGGGTTTGCCCTAAGTTGGATCAAGGGTCACTGAGATGTACAGCCTTGGTGTCCGATCTAAAGCGCGACTCAAGGGCGTACACCCCGATCTGGTCAAGGTGGTTGAGCAAGCCATTCGATTGACCACCGTGGACTTCACCGTACTCGAGGGTGTCCGCGATCCAATCCGTCAAAAAAAACTGGTCGAGTCGGGTGCCAGCCAAACAATGAACTCGCGCCACATTCCCGGTGCCGATGGGTTTGCCAAAGCTGTCGATCTGGGCGCGTGGGTTGATGATCAGGTTGACTGGTCATGGCCGCTGTACGCCAAAATCAATGCAGCCATGCAAGAAGCATCCAAGCTGGTCGGTGTGCCAATCGAATGGGGTGGTGGCTGGCGCACGTTCAAAGACGGCCCACATTTCCAACTGCCCCGCAAGGAGTACCCGTAATGGACCCGTTGACTATCCTCGCAGCCCTTGGCCCGTTGGCCGTTGACTTAGGGAAATCCCTGATTGGTCGATTCATTCAGACCGACACCTACAAGCCAGTGAACGTGGACGAGTACGTCAAGATGCGCGAACTCGATCTGAACATGTTTAAGGCGATGAACGATGCAGGGGGTACCAACCCCTCATACCCTTGGGTTGAGGCTGCTGTGCGCTTGATGCGCCCCGCTGTCGGGGTCATTGTGCTGGGCACTTGGGCTTACCTCAAGGTCAACAGCATCGACAGCGAGTCCGTGGACAACTTTGCCGGTGCCGTTGGGTTCTACCTGTTCGGTGACCGCACCCTGTTCTACGCCCGCAAGACCAAGTAAGCCAACATCGGCCACACGGTCAGGCCAATCAAGGCCATCAACATCCAGTAGGCCAGTCGCTTGAGGTGCCGGGTCAAGTAGGGCACGTATTTTCCTTCTGGGTATTTTGCGTAACGCTGTTTAATCCTCGCAACCCGCACTGGGCAGTCCCGGCCTTGATTGCAGTTTCCATATTCATCGCAGCAGTTCATGATGTCACCTCTGGTACTTTTGCCAATTTAATCGTGTCTTTGTCGTACTGAATTTTGAATTTCACCAGCGCCAGCGCCTTTTCAATGTCGCGCACGGTGATCACGTCCATTTGGGCATCGTGCAGTTCCATGAGCAGGTTCAGAGTCTGAATCTCTGGCCCCGTGGGTGTGAATTTGCCGTGCTGTCGGGCGCGGTCAATGATCTTCAGGATTGCAAACCTTCCATCAACGCAGACATCTTTGTATTCCGCGCCAAACCCCATTTGGTGCAGTGCCTCGGTGACGTTCGACATGGCAATCAAAATGTCCATGTCGGCCTTGATAGCGCGACCCTGCATCAGTGACACCATCGACTCACTGTTCTTGATCTTGAGGTCCAACAGGAAGTTCTCGTGTTGGGTCACGGGTGTCATGGATTCAATGACGTACCCAAGTGGGTTCACCAGCACGGGTTTCGGTCTGTACTTGCTGCGTTTTCTCATGCTGCTCTCCATTGCATCCCGAGGTTGAACACGCTGTTCATTGTCGTGCGCGACTTCAGCCGTGCGTAGTACCGGCGCTTGACAGCAAGCTGGTCGGCTTTGGGTTTCTTGGCGTCAGGCTTGTCACCCATCGCAAAGACGGCCCGAGGGTAGGTGCGGGCACCATCGTGATCGTCGATGTACCGCACGACATGAATGCGCTTGAGTCCGGCCTTGGTGCGCTTGTTCATGCGGTTCAGTACGGCGTGGGCATCGTATCGGGTAATGCCCAGATACTCGGCCAACTCACTCGCGGTGATCTCGCCAAACTCGACAATGGCGGCAGTGGTGTCAATGACCCGCTGCCCACGGTTGAGACTGCTCAAAATGGTGCCTCCGGCAACTGGCTGCGCTGCTGGCGCTGGTACTCGGATTCCTGTTGTGGAGTCCAAGGCACAGGGCCACCGGGGGGAGGGAAGGGCCACGTCATGCCTGCTCCTCAGTGGCCTTGTGCAGATAGGTTGTCAGGCGCTTGATCTGCGCCTCACGGTACTTGCACATCGAGTCAGCGTATTCACGCGCTGTCTGGGCCTCCAGCAGCCTGCGCTTGCTGTCCTCCAACTCGCGCAGTGCCAGTGCTTCGGCGCTTGGTGTGGTGTATGCGTTCTTAACCCAGTTGACAAGTTCATGGATCATTACAGTTACTCCTTTGGTTGATGTGCAACAAGTGTATCACACTTTCAGTAGAGGCCGTCAAGCACTGGCGGCTGATAATTTGGACCCTTTTTGATCTTGCCGTTGGCGTCACGAATTGGCTGGCCGTTGTGGTCGAACTTGGACCAGTTGCTGGTGTTCACCCGGTCACACGCATCGGCTGCTTTCATGCCCGCGCAGTAGGCTGCACCGATGCCGGTGACCACCTGATCTGCGATGCTGTCAAGGAATTCGTTGCGGTCATTGATGGTCGCCTTGAGTTCGTTGATCTTGAGCAGCTTTGCCAGCGTCAACACTTGCAAGCGCACGTCATGCCACAACTCGTCATCGCTGGTGTCGATGGATCGCATCATCTCCTCGATCTCCTCAAAGTGGCACCCAAGCTGCACGTTGAAGTCGGCAGCAGTGGGTTCAGGGCGGGCACGTTTGTGCCAGAGTTCAATTGCTTCAGTGCTCATGTTCATACTCCTTTGGATTGACGATACTGCTTGACTGCGTTGCGCAGCCCAGCTTGGGTTGTGGCCTTCTCGTCGAGTGCCAGTGCCTGCGCTTGGTCCAATGTGTCTAGCATCAGGATGCGGTGGCACATCACTGGTGCCCCTTGACCCTGACGGCGCACACGGGCGTTGAACTGCTCGTATAGGTCCAGCGACCAATTGAGGCCATACCACACGAGAATGTGGCCGTTCTTCTGGAGGCCGTCGATGCCGTGACCCATGCTGGCAGGGTGGCCGATCATCAGTTGGCAGTCGCCAGTCTTCCAGCGGTGCATGGCGTTGGTCAGCGATGCCTCGGTCTTGCACTCGGTCAGGTTGATGGGCCGCAGGTCTTTGAACTTCTCCATGATCCTCTGCGCATCGGACCGGTACGCATAGGCGCACAGAATGGGTGACCCTTGGGCCTCGTCGATGATGTCTTCCAGCGCGTCCAGCTTCATGTCATGCACCGGCTCCCACAGGGGCATCCCGGCAATCGGGTACATGGCTCCGTTGGAGAACTGCAAGCACTTGTTTGTGAGGGCCGCTTGGTTGAACGCCTCGACTTCCTTGCCGCTGTCCAGCACCATGAAGAACTCTTTCTCCAACCTGTCGTACTTGGCCCGCAACTCGTCAGGCATCTCGATCTCGATGTTGTTGACGATCAGGTCAGGCAGCGGGTTGTAGTCCTCGGCTGACATCTCAAGCGTGATGTCTCCGATCAGCTTCTTGATGGTGTCCTCGGTGTCCTCGTAGGGCACCTCCTTGTAGGGTCCAGCCTTCTTGTAGAACCGGGTGCGAAACGCTGTCTTGCTGGTGCCCAGACGCTCACCCTTGTCCACCACAAGAAACTGACCGTGCAGGTCTTTGTAGCCGTTGCTGGCAGGGGTGCCCGTAAGGCCCGTGGTCCACTCGAACTGGTCAGCGATCTTGCGAAACGCTTTGACCCGGTTCGTGGCGCTATTCTTCATCTTGCTGATCTCGTCCCAGATGATTCCGTTGAACGGCATCGGGCGATCCTTCTTGACAAAGTAGGTCTGGAGAGTCTCGGCCAGCCAGCCGAGGTTTTCGTAGTTGATCATGTACACGTCAGCGGGGCGCAGCAGGGCGCGGGTGCGCTGGTCCTTGGTGCCCGCCACCATGCTGAACTTGAGGTGCTTGGTGTGTTCCCACTTCGCAGCCTCTTGACGCCACACAAGTCGGATGACTCGAATGGGAGCCACGATGATCACACCGCGCAGGAACTGGGTGCGGATCAGGTGGGCCAGCGTGGTCAGTGTGATCACGGTCTTGCCCAAGCCCATGTCCAGCCACAGCATCGAGTTGGGATGCGTGGACTGGAAGTTGACCGCCTTCTTTTGGTAGTCGTGGAGCAGGTCAGGTGTCAGCATTATTTACTCCGCAGCCAAAATGGCAAACGCTGCTGCGACTTGGAGCGGGACTTGACCATTTCCGATTGCTTTAAGGCGGTGTGATTGATGGGCCACCCCATTAGCCACTCTGTCCACTGAGGGTTCAGTTTCCCACCAACCTTTGCAGCCAGAGATGGAGTGTTCCTGGTGTGTTCTGCTGGGCAACCTGCTTCCTTGGCGTTGTGTGCCGTTGGGGTAGGCCAAAGCGAACCATCTATCACGGTGATGCGCTGCCCCGACATCGGATGCGCGTATGCACAACCATCGGCAGTCATACCCCATGATGGCCAAGTCTTTGACAACTTGTTCAAGACCGTTGCTTTTAATTGCGGCGACATTTTCCAAGAAAATGTAGTCAGGTCTAACTGCGCCAGCAATTCGCAAGACTTCTCGGTAAAGCCCCGAGCGGGTTCCTTCCCCAATACCGGCTTGTTTTCCAGCTTGGCTAATGTCTTGGCAAGGGAACCCCGCATGAATGCAATCCACTCGTCCGGTGTAGTCGGATGGATCGAAGTCTCGGACATCTCCTTCCCAGACAACCAACTCGGGAAACCATCCATCGGCTGCTCGTTCTCTGAGGACTTGACAAGGGTAGGGTTCCCATTCGACTGCAACCACTGGGGTGTGTCCAAGGATGAGGTCTGCAAGAAGTCCACCACCGGCTCCTGCAAAAAGGTGCATTGTTCGCATGTCATTTATTCCAATCCCATTACCATTACATCAATGACCAACTTGCCAGCGTCTACGTTGTCCACCACGAACACGTTAACCTTGTGGCTGCGCAACCGATTGTGTTCACGCTCCTGCGCGTCAGTGGGCTTCTGCCCCCCACGCTTGAACTCGATAAAAAAGATCACGCCATCGGGCCGCACAAACATGCGATCCGGCACAGCGGCGCGGGCTGGGCTGGTGAACTTGTACGCCAGCACGTTCTTGGTCTTGGCGTAATCGCAGACCTTTTTTTCAATGTCTTTTTCAAGCACCTTGGCACCCCGCATCAAGATCGTGTTTGATTTCCATGTCACGCTGCTCCAGCACCTCTGCCAGCTTTTGCAGGTAGTGAGCACCCTTGCGAATCTCTTGGGCGTTCTCGTCCTTGGTGCCCATGCGCATGACGTACTTGAGCGCCCCGCCACGGTAGAACCCGATGCGCTGTTCAATGGGCCATGTGTCAACCACGTCCCAAGGCTCGACGCCCATGTTCTTGTAGTGATCGCCACCGATTTGAATGTCACGCGCTTTCATGCTAGTCCCAGACATAATTTCTCCACTTCTCTGACGTAATAATCGAAATCCACTGGCGACTTGCCAGCGTCACCGATGTCGTTGCAGACCTGCACACCCCAACCCGACTCGACACCAATCTTGCGCCACTCGGTCTTGCCCTTGAGGGGCGGCATGTACTTGAACAAGCGGCCACCACCTTCGGAGATGTAGTAGCGCGTGATGTTCTGAATCTTTTGTGGTTGTTGGTTGTCCCACTCGATGGCGAGGTGGCTGCTGCGGGGCACCTTGGTGCGCAACATGAAGTCCATGATGTCGGGCCACTGCTCGACTGTCTCACGGATCGGCGCACCCTCAACCAACACCTTCTCGGCCACCTTGGGCACCACCAGTCCACCAGCGTTTTGGTGCCAGCCGACCTTGTACTCGTAGGCACCTTTGCGCTTGGTGCTGCCGTCCTCAAACACGCCGATGTACGAGTTGACATCGCGGATCATCATGGCTTTGTAGACGGCCTCCTCAAGGTTCAACCCAGTGCGCGACTGCCACGCAGCGCGGGCCAGATCGACCAGCATCTTGTTGGCCCGGGGCACACGCACAGTCAGGCCGTCAGTGTTCACTTGAATCAGGCGCAGACCGGGGATGTGCATCAACCCCTCGGCCAGCAGGCACAGCAGCAGTTGGCCGTTGAGCGTGATGCTCATGGTGAACAGCGGATCGTAGAAGATCGAGAACTGGTTGTTGCTGTCACCGTAGACGCCGTTCAGCGCCAGCTTCAGCATCGCGCTTTCTGCGGACTTCTTGGGATACTGTTTGCGCTGCTCGAACAGGTGCTTGTAGATGCTGACAAACTCTTTTCCGAGATGGGCCGGGTGAAACCCATTCGTGATTGCCAAGTTTGGATAGTATGAAGTGACATCCAAGTCCACGATGACGTATTCACCGTCAGACTCGATGACTTCAGACTCGACAGAGCCGTGGATTCCTCCAAGGCCAAAGACAAAAGTGAATCCATTGACTGTTGCTGTGAGGTCCGTGAAGACCCCTTTGGTTTCGGTGATGGTCTGAGCCTTGAGCCAGTTCATCACCCGGTTAAATTCAGGATGCTCGAAGTTGATCCACGGCAGGATTGCGTCCTTGAGGTGGATCACCGGGCGCTTGGTCTGCCGAGGGGTGCGCCCCTTGGGGCCAAAGTCGTAGCAGGCGACACCGGCTTCTTCCAGCTTCATGGTGAAGTAGTCTTTGCCGATCTTGGTGTCGTTGTGGTTCATGAAGTCCCGGGCGTACTTGCGCGTCAGTTCTTCACGGAAATGGATCATGTCAAGCGTGTGGTGATAGAACGCTTTGGTCTGCGCCACATCGTGCTTGTTATAGGACTTGAGCACTTCGATCTGCTCACGAGTCAGCACCGTACCCACGGGGAACGGCAAGTCTTCAATGCTGTCGCTGCGCATGTTGAACTCCAGCACCTTGAGGCTGGTGGATCGGGCGCGGTTGTCGAAGTGGTGAATCTTGAACAGGTCGATCTGCTGCACGAACTGGTCCGAGGGCTTGACCATGTGCATCCACTTGCTGCCGTCTTCATCTTGCGAGTTGATGATCGCCATCGCCTTTTGGTACAGCGTGTTGGCATCACTTTGACCCATGCGAACAAGGGTGTGGATCACAGGGTAATCGAACCCCAAGTTGTTAAAGCCGACCATGCGTGAGTCGGTGTCCTTGAGGAACTGGAGGAACTCAACGATCTGACGACTGTCGTTGCGTAGGTCACTGATCTCGAACATCCAGTGCAGAGGTGCTTCTGCGTGTTCCACTGCCAGCGTGAACACGTTGGGATAGGTTTCGATGTCGAATACATAGTCGTTACTCATTACGGTTACCGGGTAGGTGGGGCCACTGGCCGGTCCCCCGGGAACCCCCAGAGGCAGTGGCCCCGATTCAATTACTGGCCGAAGAACGAAGGCAGGCCCGTGGGTGCGCCAAACGGTGCAGCAGGCATTGCTGGCGCTGGGGCAGCAGCAGGTGCAAACATGCCAGCGGGAGCACCGGCCACAGCACCGAACATGCCCGAGGCGTCCACAGCACCTTCACCGAATGGTGTGTCATCAGCGGCGAACTGGACAGCGATCAAGTCGCAGCGGATGCCACGGCCATGCTTGTTGTCCTGCGGCCAAGGCTTGATCGCAGCGTTGACACGGCAACCACCGTACATCTTGCGGGCAAGCTGTTGGTACGCCATCGTGTTGGTGGGGTCGATGGGCTGACCATCGGCTTGGATCATCTGAGGTGCGGTGTCGCGGCCTGCGGTGATGAACACATGGCCTGCGTAGCCATCGTAGGGCTGGAAGGTCTTCTTGTTGACCTTCTCCTCACCACGACCAAAGCAGCGGGTCTTGCGATCCTGCTGGATCATGCCCATGACAGCTTGGGCGTGTTCCTTCCACTTGTCCAGCGCCAAAGCACCGTAGCGGGCCATGAACTGAGCGAAGCCGGGGTGGCTCTCAGGCATGATGAACTCGCAGTTGTACGAGATGCGTTCCTTGCCGGTCTGCTCGTTGATCTGACGCTGTGGTTCAGCGAGATGGGGGAAGGACAGACGGACGTTCGACAAAAAGATGATTTCAGACATTACATTTACTCCAGTTTAAGAAAGCCACGAGGGCAGGGATTCGGCAGCGGGTTGGTCAAGCGTGAACTTGATTGCCTCTGCCTCTACTGCGCTAAACAGCGGCGCAGCATTCATGATGACAGCCGGACGGCCATCGGATTCAGGGACCACGGTCAGTTTGCCCGCCAGCTTGCTGACGTACTCCTGCTCCATGCGTTTGAGTTGGCGCTCGGTCAACGTCACCTTAGTGCCGTCTTTCTTCTCCCACGTCAGCTTCTCAGCCTTGGCGGGTGTGACGAGTTTGGTTTCGTAGATCGCGCCTTTGGGGATGCCCATCTTGACCAGCTTCTCGGCCATCTCAGCTTCGGGCAGTGCCCAAGCGCGGGAGCCGCGACCGTTGACCAGTTTAAGGCCGGGGATCGAGATGCCTGACTCCATGCGGCGCATGGCTTCTTTTTCGACAGCTTCGAGGAGTTGGCGCATCAGGGGTGCGGCTTCCATGATCTGACGAATCTGAGCATCGTCCATCTGGGCCGGGTCTTTATCGGCAGACTGCTGCGCGACATCGAGTGTTTCGGTTACGACTGGCTGGAACATGATTCCTACCTCCTTCATTACGTTACCTGCCAGCGCGGCGCAAGAGCCTTTTGCACGACAGAATTTACATTGACTTTCACCCGGTACAAGCGGTGCATCTGGTTTGTCAGTGGCAGCGGCTTGCGTGATGATTGTACCCATGTTGTCGAGCAAAGAGCGCACCGACACCTCGTGTGAAGTGATCGGCTTCATGCCCTTCAGCGCCAGCTTGGGCTGGATGATTGTCATGCGATGGGTGTTGAATGGGTAAGCACCGTTCACGGGCAACTTGTAGCCAGCCAGCACACCGTAGGCATACTGCTCAAGCTGCATGTTGCCCTCGGCACTCACCACACCCATGCCATCCTTGTAGTCGATCAATTCGATCCAGTCAGGGCCGATGATCTGGCAGTCCACGGTGCCCGACAGGTCTTTGCGACCCAGCAGGAACTCGGGGTCCACCTTCTGTTCGGAGATGACCTTGAACATCCCGTTCATGGATCGCTCACGGATGTACTCAATGGCGGTCTTGACCCGGGCAGCGCGGTCAGCGTCAACTTTGAACGTACCCTCGTGATCGGTAAAGGTTTCCCCTACTTGATCCATAGGGTCAGACAAGCCGTTCTTGATGCAGTGCTCAAGCAGCGTGTGCGAGTGTGTGCCATCGGCAGCAGCGGGGCCGCTACCGGTGTCAGGGTACTTGGCCTCCTCTCGAATGCTGCCGGGGCACAAGGCCCAGCGGCTGCGCTTCGATGGGGACAGCTTGGCGTGATCGCTCATTGCGTTGCCCCGACCTCATCGGTGCCAAACTTGACCCATTTGTAAGCAGCACGACCACAGCCGCGATCAAGGGTGACATGCCCGGTGAAGAACCGGTTGCCGCGACCGACCACGTAAGTGGCTTCACGCCAATCGACACCGTTCTTGCGCAAACTGGCGCGGATTTTCTTGCACTTTTTGGCGTTCATGATCAACCTTTCAGGGCTTCAACGCCAGTGTGCAGGGCAGCATAGTGCTCGGGCTTCACATCGTTGATGTTCTGGTAGCCCAGACCAGTCAAGACGCCTTGGATCAGGGCACCCTTTTGTGGGCCGAGTGCTTTGTAGGCACCCATCACGTAGTCGATCAAGCCCTTGGGGTCAGTGAACGGTGCGCCAGTGGCGACAGGTGCGGCCACAGGGGCTGCGAATGTGGGAGGCGCTGGCATGGCCGGAGCAGCGGCCACGGGTGCAGGTGCTGCGACTGGTGCGGGAGCAGCAGCAACAGGGGCAGCTTGTACCACAGGGGCTGGTGCTGGTGCAACAGGTGCGGGTGCTGCTACATTGCCGGATTGCAGTTGTGCGGTCAGGGCAGTGACAGCGGCAGTCAGGGCTTCAATCTTGAGTTCGAGTGACATAAAGTTTCTCCAGAGGGTTACGGTTTACAGGGGGTTGAATTGTGAGGCGGTCTTCAACAAACGCCTCGACGATTTCACGATGCACTTCGCTGGGTGTCCCTAGCTTTCGTGCTTTCTCATGAAACTTGGTGCGCGTCTTGTCTGTCACTCGAACAGTCATGAACGCTGATTTGGATTTGGGTGATGTCATAAATAATTTCCTTGACCGATGGCGCAAGTGTACACCACTGTGATACGATTGTGCAACTGGTTTGAAATTATTTTTGGAAAAGAAAAAGCCCCGGTGGTTAGACCGAGGCTTTGAAGGAGAAACTCAATGAACGAAGTGTCGGCAACTGCAATCACCAACGGGATTATTCTATGACAGCACCGCAGACTGTGCAATCACATCCAGCGTCTGTTGACGCTTACATCAGACACGGCTGGAGCCTTGTCCCGATCCCAGCCAACACCAAGGGGCCGCGCACCCCGGGCTGGAACCTCAAACAGAACGCCCTCAAGGCCCAAGGCGACCTGCCCCCGGGCTACGGCATCGGCTTGGCCCATGCGTACAGCGGCACGATGGCGCTGGACATCGACAACTGGACCGTGACCACCAGCTTGCTGGCCGAGCACGGCATCGACCTGCAAGCCCTCTACGATGCACCTGACGCCGTGGTGATCAACTCGGGCAAGCCCGGGCACGGCAAGCTGCTGTACGCGATGCCCTTCGGCGCTGCGCTGCCATCGAAGAAGATCATGCACAGCGGCATTACGGCCTACGAGTTGCGCTGCGCCACGGTCAGCGGCCTCACGGTGCAGGACGTGCTGCCCCCGTCGATCCACCCCGAGACACGCCAGCCCTACCACTGGGCGGGCCACGGCCACTGGACCCGGATGCCGGTGATCCCCCAAGCCCTGCTGGACCTGTGGAGTGGGATGCTGGCGCAGGACAAAGAGCGCACCATCGCCACGGACGGCTCGATTGACGCCTCATGGGAGGAGATCAGGCAAGCCCTCGATGCGGTGCCCGCTGACTGCACCCGTGACGAGTGGGTCAGCATCGGCATGGCTCTGCACTGGGCGGGCATTCAAACCGAGCAACTTGAGCAGGCGTTGTCGCTGTGGAACGAGTGGAGCGCCACGGCCCAGACCAAGTACCCCGGGGAGCGTGAAATACTGACGCAGTGGGTCAGCTTCCGACCTGACAAGGCCACAGCGGTCAAGCTGGGCACCCTGTTCCACATCGCCAAGTCACACGGCTGGTCCAGACCCCTGCCCGATGCGTCCGAGTTGTTCAGCAAGGTCGAGACACCGGTCATGGAGCCGATCAACGTGCTCGATGGCCTTCGGCCCAAGCCACCCGAGATGGACCTGTCCCTGTGGCCCAACATCCTCAAGACCCGATCCACTGAGATTTCAGAAAGCGTGGGCTGTGACCCTTTGGTCCCTTTGTTCGCTGGGTTGGCCGCTGTCTGCGGGGTGATTGACGCCCGCATTCGGCTGGAACTCATGCCGGGGTTCAAGGTGCCCCCGGTGCTGTGGCTCATGACTTTGGGCGACCCAGCGGACAAGAAGTCACCCGGATCGCGGCCCATGTTGTCGCCCCTGAAGAACATCGAAGCGGAGGACCGGCCCCGCTACGGCAAGGAACTGCTGGACTGGGAGGGCAAGGAAGCGGCCTATGCTGCGGCCAAAAAGGGTTTCCTCGAATGGTCATCCTCGCCCGATGCCCTGCTGGGTGCCGATCAAGCCCCACTGGTGCCCGAGATGCCACCCCAGCCCGTGCCTCTCAAGATCACGGTCAGCGACATCACGAGTCAGAAGCTGGTGCGTCAAGCGGCAGACCGGCCCCGTGGCCTGCTGTGCCACCTCGACGAGATGAACTCGTGGGTGCGCAAGCTGACAGACAAGACCAGCGGCGAGGATCGGTCAGCGTGGGTTGTCAGCTATGAATCAGAGCACTACGAGATGGACCGGGTGGGCGCGGGGTCGATCCACTGCGAGAACTTGGCCGTGAGCATCTACGGGAACATCCAGCCAGCGGTGTTCCGGGCCAGCGTGGCACCATTGTCAGCCGATGGTCTGCTGCAACGGTTTATCCCCGCCATCCTGCGCGGCAGCAAGACCAAGCTGGGCCAGCCGGTGCCCGAGTACCTGACCAGCGCCGCAGCGTGGGAGAACACCCTGCGCCTGACCTACGCGCTGCCCCCACAGACCTACCAACTGTCGCCCGAGGCGTACACCGTGTTCCGCGAGTTCCAAGCATGGTACGAGGAGGCCAAACAGGACGAGAGGGTGCTGGACAGCGGGCCTGAGTACATGACAGCCTTCGGTAAGCTGGAGGGCTTGGCTGGCCGTCTGATCCTGCTGTTTCACGTCATCGAGTCCCCATTTAGCCCACAGGTTGCCCCCGATGTTGTCCACAGGGTCATCTCGTTTGTGAAGGGCTACGTGATCCCCGCCTACCGCTACGCACTGGGTGAAGTGGCCGGGGCCATCTCGAATGATTTTGACCAGTGGGTGATCGACCACATCATCCAGAACAGCACCGAGATCACCATGATTGACCTGCGCACCCTGAAGCGGTCAGCACGGCGTAAGCTGGAGGGTAAGACCGAGTGGCAAAAGGATCAGATGGTCATGGACGCCATGCTGGTGCTGGAGCAGGCTGGGTGGGCTGTCAAGATCGAGGAGGAGTTGCACAAGCACCGTGCCATGTGGGCCATCAACCCCACGCTGCCCACGATGTTCAAAGACTACCGGGAGCAGGTGCTCAAGGCCAAACAGCGCCATGCGGACTACATCTACCGCCACGCCTACGACAAGGGCAAAGAGCGCAAGCTGGTCAAGGGGTATGACCCCGACACGATGGAATGACAAAGGCCCGGGTAACCGGGCCTTTTTTACTTTTTGGGCTGTGCAAACTTGATCCAACACGACTGGCAAATCCATTTGACCGGGGTCATCTGGACCCCGCCCTCGGGGAATCTGTCACGTTGACAGCGTGAGCACAGCTTCATTCCACCTTCTCCTTGAGCGTGGCCCATGCCACTTGGGCACATCGGGCGCACTGGTAGTGGTACTGGGTGCGGTGTGGCGATGGGGTCAACAGCCAGCGGTGTTTGCATTCGGTCATAGTCCTAACTCCTTGAGTGCGTTTTGAAGTCCAGCGAGTCCACCGACACGCTGGTTGTTGATGAAAATTTGGGGCATTTGGCGGGCTTCGGGGTAGAGCATGTTCAGTGTCTCAAACCACAGCGGCACCTCGATGTCCCGATCCTCAAACCCGATCCCCTTGCTGTCCAGCAGCCGCTTGGCCGTGGTGCAGTTGGGGCAGTTGTCCTTGGTGTAGATCACGATGTTCATTGCATCTTCTCCTGAATGTCCGAGGGGTCAACCACCATCATCTGCTGGAAATAGATGGCAAACGATGCCCGGGTGTCATTGCCAAAGGGCATGGCGTTCACGCGCTTCATGGCTTCTTCCATTGCGCTGTTCCAGCCCGAGACAAACACGAATCGGGCAGCTTCTTGAGGGTGCAGGCCCACATCGCCATAAAGGCGGTCATAGTGTTCAAGTGCGTTCATGACACCCACTCCTGCCCGATGCTGCACCAGACAACGTGGTCAGCTTCCGTGATCACATGGCCCAACACCACATCCTCAACTTGCCCGCCAAGGCGGTAAAACCGGTTTTCGTTGAACGTGGTCAGCTTCTCGCCGGGGTCCAACTCGACAAGGGCATGCTGCTTGCCGTTCTTCAGTTGTTTGATGTATTTGATCTTCATGGT